AAAGTCTGCGCCAGCTCCACTTGGATGCTTCCAATCAAATAGTTTATTGATAGGAGACGCGCCATATTGCATACGTGAGTAGTTTGCAATCTTACGTAGGTATTGTGGAGTGCAAGGCATATCGCGTTCTAAGACTCCACCAAAATCAAATTCTTCTGGAACCTTATCAAAGATATTAGAAGCGCCTGGACGAATCCAAATATCAGCATCAATGATTGCCACTTGATCGTTGGTCTTTAGATATGTAAAAGCGTTTTCCTTCTCAAAGATTGGAAGAAAACCGCCATGCTTTTCATAAGATTCTTTACTACGATTTGTAGCAAAAACATCTGGTTTGATACGAAGGATTGGTTGTTTTTGAACTACATGTTCAATGTTATGTGCTTTACAATAATCTTTTACGGATTCAACGCAATGATCATAAAGACGGGAACGCTTTCCCACATAAACCTGATATATGACTCTTTTTTTCATGTCCATATTCTTCTAAAATAATATCAGCAATTTCAATAGCACGACTATAACGACTACGTAATCGGTTAGATCCTTTACCGTGTTCTTTAAACCATACCAGACTATCTATACATCCATTCTTATATTCATCTGGAATGCGATAACGTCGAATAATTTCTTCATATTCACTTCGAAGATTAAGCAGATTCGCCAGTGATGTACTCATAGATTTCACTCCATTTAGCAAAGGTTGGAAACTTGTCATTATTCATATTGTGAGCATGTTCAACCATAATTGACTCAAGACCATAACGATCTCCAAGCTCAGCGTTTTCAAACTTATCTTCAATCCAAATAAGACCACTACCAATATACGGAGCTAATACATCATCTTTATCAGCACCAGTATCGGCAAAGATAAATTTAGTAAATGCAGTTTCACCAAATAGCTTTTGAGTATTTTGAATACGTAGCTTTTGAGCATGCTCATCTTTTGATAGAGATGTAATCATGTGGAATGTATAACCATGCTTACGATGTAAGAGATCAACATAATACATAGCATCACGAAGAGGAGGCAAAAATCCCATTGCGGCTGATTCATTGAATTGACGAACTAGTCGTTGTTTCAATGCATTATCTAAACCATAACGGTCACCCATATCGTAATGCTCTTGACCGTTTTCAACAATCTTATATCCTTGAGATTGCATCCATACATTCATGGCGTATTCCCAATTCATGAGAACGCCATCACAGTCAGTTAAGATTACTTTATCTAGATTATTTAAGTCTTTCATATAATTTCCTTTCATAATGTATACTACCATATTTCAAATGAAATGTACACAAAAAAGTGAAAAATTATATGACTTTTTGACGTTGCCTTTTGTAATAAAGTTCTATTGTCTCATTAAGCTTATCGGTCCAATTATCACGGTGCTCTTTATAAGTTAAAGCACGACCGTTATCAACGTCCATAACAATTACTAGATTAGGCATTGCCATACCAGTGCGTTCTTCCCACATAATAGAATATGCACAAGCTTGAATAAAATAATGATCAAGCATTGATTTCTTTTTAGGGAATCGAGATGTTTTAAAATCTACAATACTATTGACTCCATCAAACATACAAGCGCAATCACAAGTACCAGCAAGCTTAAGATAATCACTGTATAGTGGAACTTCTTGCTCGTAGATTTTATTCATACGTTTATCGAGAATGGGTTTTAGATTTGTCAGACTTTGCATTACATGTGGTAATACATCTTCTGCATAATCTGGATCGTTTTGTAGATATTTTTCGATGAGAGTGTGGACAGCCGTGCCACGAGTTGCAGCACGGTGTCCGATCTTATTGGCTTCTTCTTCGCCTACTTTAGCTCGCCATTTGGCAATCTTTTCTTCATTGAGAATAGAAGTTACGGTTGTAACGCTTGGATACGGTGTACCATCAGGCGTTAAATACCGACGTTTTTCTCCGTCTTCTCTTACTAAAGTTTCATAACCAAGATCAATTTTTTCATGTATAAAATTCATAATATTATTCTAACACGTATTCTTTCGAATGTACACCCTTTTTTACATGTTTTAAAGCTTTAAATTCTTTTTCTTTTGAAAGCTTTTTATTTCTATTTTTCTTTTTGTTACGAGGATCGAATCGACGAAACTTAGCCATGTTAACCTTTACATTAGTTCGAAATGCGGACCATCAATAAATGGACGACGGCCTTGTGAACGACGCAAGTCAATGTAATTATTCATTGCATCTTCAGCAGTGCCTTCATAGGTACGAATATCACCTTCAGACCATGCTGCGCCCCATTTAATTGCCACACCATGTTCAATTGCGGCTTCTTTAAATGCATCACAAATATCATCATACACATTAATTTCCCATACGACATCTCCACCGTCATATGCTACAACATCAACAGCGTGTGAATAGCCTGTATCTTGAATCAAATGTTTTGATTTCATTGTTTGTGAACGACCTGAAGCCACAAGCTTTTCTTGTTCTTCTACAGTACGTACACCATAAGTGACACCAAAATCTACTTTTGTAAGTTCAATGGCACGTTCAACAACAGCCACCATATCTGGATGCACACCTTCGAGTTTTTGTTTTGATCTATTTCCTAATTTAAATGCCATATCTATCTCCTAATATCCTAGCATCTCTTTTGTCATAATATAGTCTCTTACAAAATCAGAACGGACAATATCCTCCCAACTGAAATTAATAATATCAAAGTTCTTCAATTGTTCAACTATAGTTAAAAATTTATATATTCCATGTTTATCATCATCGTATTTAAAATCAGTTTGTAAATGATCTCCAGAAAATATAATACGCGAATCTCTTCCGACTCTTGTAATCACAGAATCTAATTCATGAAAATTAAGATTCTGCATTTCATCTACAAGTATTACAGCGTTATCAAATGTTTGACCACGAATAAACGATGTAGATTCAAATACAATTTTCTTTGAAGAAAAAGCTTTACCCCATGTTCCATTGTCGCCAAACAAATCATTTGCAATTGCTTTATAAGGTGCGACATATGCTTCTTCTTTTTCACTTTTAGATCCAGGTAAAAATCCCATTTCTCTGGTTGGTACCATCGATCTTACGACTACAAGCTGGTGTTGTAATGTATTAGGATCGAGTACAGTTTCTAAACCAAGATACATTCCAATAAATGTTTTACCTGTACCTGCTGATCCTGCTAATACTAAATTGTAATCATCATCCCAAGCTTTAAATGCTTTCTCCTGATTTGTTGTTAATGGTTCATACTCTAATAAATCATCTAGCCTTACTGTGAGACCAGAGTTTGGACTTTTTTGTCTTTTCATAATTTAATAGTATTCCCTGCGCCTGCACCCTTTTTAATTCGAGAAAGATTTTCTTTCCAACCATCATCTGTCTTACGTGTAAGACTTCCAGTTCCTGAAACAATTTTAGGAGCTGATAATACCTGAACTAAATTATATTCTTCGCACATTTCTTGTAACTCTGTCCATGAGCAAGTAATGTCATATGGCTTAGAATCTTTTACATTTCTTCTAACTGTGTAAGTCGGCATTTTCTTCCTCTTTGGTTTTATATTGCCATTCATCTGTGTGTCCTACTGACCATTTAGGCTCAGTTTCAACAGCATAGTTTTGAGTACATACTTTAAAATCTGGTTTTAATAATTTATCAGGTGTTAAGGAGCTATCACGCCAGAGAACCCTATTATTAGGCTGAGCAGCGAATTGACCGTTGTCGAGTCTAATAATGTTAAATGATTTGTGCTCAGGGTCGTGCTCCGAGAAGTTGGTGTTAAGGGTGGAAGTATCGCGGTGACAATTATCAATTGTGAACTCGTACTCACCGGCGTGCATACGTTTATCCTTTCCGAAAAACTCGCAGCGTGACAATATTGGTTTTTGTACGACAGTGATGTCATAATCAAAGCAGTCCCATAACTGCAAGACATCAAGAGGAAGAAGCTCACCGTGATCAGTTTTCCAGACAAAAGCAGAGATCGGAAGTTTGTCATATAATGCGCCATAGTCTGTTAAAAGAGTTTCGAAATATAATGCTTTATATTGTACACTTTTTACACTGATCCAAATACCAGGAGTAAATTCTCCGTGACCTTTTTCTAAATCATACAGATATTCTTTTCGAACGTATACAGGTACGGGAGGAAGAGGATGTACAAGAAATGCCACTATGAACCTCTATATAGAGTCACGTTCTCATTTTCGCTTAGATACTTTTTTAGTTCCTCGTACGTCATTTGTTTTACGAATACTTCTTTTGTTGTTAGATTTTTCAGTCTGTAAAGCTGCTTTTGTGGCATAATTTTTCCACCATTCCCAATGTTCCGGTATTTTATATCTATACACTGTACTCCATGATTTAGAAAGAGTAGACCAACTTTGTATAGATCTTTTTTTATTTCGAGGATTCTCGACTAATCTCCATTTACAATCGCCAATCACTAATTCTTCGACGACGTCAAGTATTTCATGCTGCCACATTAAACCACTCCGGTGTTTGTCGACGAGTCCAAACCATTTTGAACCGATCTTGTTTTGTTTGATAATATTCTTGATATGAACGAACAGGATCATCTTTATGAATACATTGCGGTTCGTGTTGCATAGCAAGAGCAAATGGCGTTAATTCTTTTTCATAACTAATATTTTGAGGAGCATCACATAAAATTTTTGTAAGTAGTGTTTCACTGCTATGAGTTTTGCCATAACGAAATTTATATTCGATACATAAAGCTTTCCAGTGAATATAATGCCAATCATAATTAGCAGCGCTTTCCATAGTCCATACAGTGCACGGATGATGCATATGTACAGCTTTATATAAAGTATTTTCTAAATTAGAATTTGGATGTACCCAATACTTTACCATACGTTTACCAGATTTAGAAGGACGTTTAGTCTCTTCGCCATCTAACATACGATGTGCTGTTGAAAGCATTTGTGCTGACTCGACGATCATTTTTACAACGTGTTTATCACATTGTAATTGAGCTGCAACTATTGGATCTTTGTCTAGAATAAAAATGTTCATGGTGTATACTCACCCCGCTAAATAATGATAATTTATTATACACCATTTAGCAGGGCTTGTACACTCCTTTTTTACTATGAAGCTTCTTTAATACGGCTGTCTAAATATTTTCGCTTAGCCAGAATTTTTTGCATTAGTGAGATCTTGCCTTTCTTTTCAAGTTTTTGGGCGTATTCTTGGAGTTCAAGCGAATCTTTTCTAAGACGTTCTAGCTGTATTTCTGACATGTATTATTGTCTCCTTAAAGTAAATGAGTCACTATCACATTATCTAATCACGCAATAATCCAGGAAAAGCACCCTCGATTATTGGTCTCGTAATTCCATCTAGCTTTTCTTTATTAATCATTTTGACAACAAGCTTAGCATCTTCAGGATGTACACCTTCTAAGATTTCAAAAAAGATTCTTTCTCGTTTAAATGCTGGCATGTTATCTCCAGGCCCACCTTTTACAAAGTTAATAAACTTTTTATGCTCTCTCAATAAATTTGTAGGAGCATTATGTTCTTCATTTGCTGTGTATGGAGGATCTCCTTCTGGGAGATTAAATTCTACGGATGAGTCATATACTCCTCGTAAAATATCTTTCAAAGCCCATGTTTCGTCTTCTTGTAGAGCTTTAATTTTATCTTCTTTATTACGTTTATTCTTCGCTCGGCGAATCACTTCATATACTAATCTTGGCATTTCATCCTCTATAATAAAATTATTTATATTCGGACATGCTTAGAATGAATCTTACATCCAATAAATTCATTGTAATATTCATCGCTCAATAACACGTCAAACTCAAATTGATATTTAGCTTCATAATAAGAGCATTCTCCTTTCGTTCTACAGAGTTTAAGAATCTCTCTTAT